AGCTGCTGTAATTGACACAGTTCAAGATGCACTATCTAGTTTTGCAAATTATCTAACGCAAAGAGATCCTGAAACAGGACAAACAAGAGTTGAAAAATTAATTGGCTTCTTAGGTGACATGATACAAAAATTTATTGATTACATCAAAAATATTATTGATGCAGTATCAGGATTTGGCAAATCAGAAGAAGAAGGTGGCGGATTTATGAAATCACTAAAAGATACATTCGTTGCCATATTTGCTCCGATTATTAAAGCAATAGGAGATGCAATTAAATTTGCTATTGTTGGTGCATGGGAAATTATCTCAATGGATCTACCTACATGGATGGGTGGTAAAGGTGGTAAAGAAAATGTTTTTGAAGATGAAATATTAAAACCACAAAAAGAATTGGCAAATGCGAAAGCTCTTGAAGTTGACGGTATTTATGGGTCAGAAGCAGATGTTAAAACTCAAGAAGACATATTAAAAAGAAGAGAAGAAAATTTAGAAACAGCAAAAAATAGACCAACTGAAAGAAAAAGTATATTTTCTATTGGTAAGATATATGATCAAGATGAAGTTGATAAAGCACAAGAATTGGTTGATCAACAGAAGCAAAGAGTAGAAGATACAAAAGCAAATAATGAAAATGCTAAAAAACAATATGAATTAGCACAAAAGGCATTAAACGAAGAATCAGAGAAAAAATTTAAATCAGTATTTCCAGAATATGATTATCAAAAATCAATTGATGCTGGAGAGCTTGTTAAAAAAGCAGTTGAAGAAACAACAGATACACAGAAAAAAAATAACGAGCAAATGGTTACAGGCACAAACCAAGGTGATGCTACAGCAACACCATTTAAAGGACTAGACGATAGATCTACAAGGATCATTAATGAAGCAAGTTTAAACTCAATGGGAGATTTAACACCAGATGTTGAAGCACAAACAGAGTTTGATGTATTGAAAGAAATCAATAAAAACATGAAAACATTGATAATGGCTCAACAGGAGAATAACGAAATATCAGCTGATACTAATAAAAAAACTGGTGCAGTAGTCTCCGAAACCAAGAAGACCAATAATAATCTCCAACAGTAAGAATAAAAACTTGACAAACCAAAAATAAACATATACTATAAATAACATTATGGCAACATGGCGAAGATATTTTAACGAAATTGGAACACTGAGTGGACAAGCCTCTCCAGTAGGAAGTGTGGGTTCACCAAATGCCAATGCGGCATCCAATTCTAAGTACAACACTTGGTTACCTGAAGTATATGCAGGTCAACCCAATCGTAATGAAAGATACTTTCAATATGACCAGATGGACTTAGATACTGAGATCAATGCGGCAATGGATACCATTGCAGAATTTTCTACACAGAATGATGAAAAGACAGGAATGCCTTTTCATATTCAATATAAAGATAAACCAACTGATACTGAAGTTGATGTTATATCAGAAGCATTGGAACAATGGAACTCATTAAATGATTGGGATAAAAGATGCTTCAAGATGTTTAGAAACACAATCAAGCAAGGTGATCAGGTTTATGTAAGAGATCCAGAAACTTATAAGTGGTTATGGGTTGACATGATTAAAATTGATAAAATTTTAGTTAATGAAGGAAAAGGTAAAAAACCTGAATCATACTTCATTAGAGATTTAGATTTAAACATAAGAGCAAAAAATTTAACAAATGCATCATCAGACAAATATTCGTCACCGATGGCTTATGCATCAGGCTCAATGCCATTCCAAGGAAGATCAGATTATAATAGAGGCATGACGTCAGCAAGTATGGCTCCATCTACAGCAGGTAGATTTATGAAGTCAGCACAAACTTCGGCTGTTGATGCCGCACACATTGTACATATATCTTTATCAGAAGGAATGGATAGATTTTGGCCTTTTGGTACATCAATATTAGAATCAATTTTTAAAACTTACAAACAAAAAGAATTATTAGAAGACTCAATAATCATTTACAGAGTTCAAAGAGCTCCTGAAAGAAGAGTGTTCTACATAGATGTAGGTAATATGCCTACCAACAAAGCAATGGGTTTTATTGAAAGAATTAAAAATGAAATTCATCAAAGAAGAATACCTAACAGAACAGGTGGCGGATCAAATATCATGGATGCCGCCTACAATCCTTTATCAATGATGGAAGATTATTTCTTTGCTCAAACGGCAGAGGGTAGAGGATCAAAAGTTGAAACATTACCAGGTGGACAAAACCTAGGTGACATTGACGACTTAAAATACTTTAATAATAAACTATTAAAAGGCTTAAGAGTACCATCTGCGTACTTGCCTTCAACGCCAGAAGATCAATCATCTGGATTCTCAGATGGTAGAGTGGGAACAGCATATATACAAGAATTTAGATTTACTAAATTCTGTAAAAGATTACAGAACATGATATCTCCTTCTTTTGATAAGGAATTTAAAATGTTCTTAAAACATAGAGGAATCGAAGTTGATTCTGGAATGTTTGAATTAAAATTTAACGAACCACAAAACTTTGGTAAGTATCGTCAAATCGAATTAGATTCACAACTTGTAAACATATTCAATCAAATTCAAGAAATACCATATATGTCAAAAAGATTTGCTATGAAAAGGTTCTTGAAATTAGATGAAGAAGAAATATACGAAAATGAGAAATTGTGGGCTGAAGAGAATAAAGCTCAAGTCGGAACTACAACTGCACCAGGCGACGGCGCCGGTGGTGGAGTTGGCTTAGGTTCGGTTGGTGCATCTCCAATGCCACAATCACCAGTACCAGATGATGGAACAGATCCTGGCACAGGTGGTGAAGAGTCTCCATTAGGAGGTGCCCAAGCTGGCAACACTGGTGCGGGATCAACAGGCGGTGATACAGGTACAGGTGGAACACCACCTCCAGTAACACCAGGAACATAAAAAAGGAAAGACGAAAATGGCACAAGGTAAAGTAAAGTGGTTCAATCCAAAAAATGGATATGGATTTATTACACCAGATGAAGGTGGAAGTGATATATTTGTTCATGCTTCTGAATTAAAGAAAGCAGGGATCACAAAAGTAACTATAGGCGAAGCAGTCGAATATACAGTCGGTGATTTCAAAGGCAAGCCAGTGGCACAAAGTATTAAGTCACATGGTGCACCAGCTGATGCGTCAGCTGAAACTTCAAACGTACAGTAAAATATATAAATAGTTTTGTTATGAGATATCATCAGTTAACAGAAAACTATTTTCCAGAGGAAGACGAGTTCCATAAAGCTAGTCGTAAAGACAGCAGAAAGACTCGTCTAACTTTGAAACATTTAAATAAATTGCGAAGAGTGAGAGATATTAGAAAAGCAGATCAAGAAGAAAATTCTGATTTTGTTTCTAAAATGTATGCTCCACCACCAGCAATGTAGTTCTGTACATACAGAATATTAAACATACATTATTAAATAAACAGTAGCTAGATTATCACACACAAGAAGCACACACTCAGGAAATTTAGCATCAAATTACCATAAAAATAGCAGTTATCTGTTCTTGCGAGGAAAATCGCCTCAAAATAACCTCTTATTCTCACGAATTATCCACAATTATGTAAATATAACTATTAAATCGAATATATTCGCGGATTAGGAGATCGTCATGACACAATTTAGATCAAAATTAGAACAAGTCCTTGAATATCTTGTAAACAACGAGTCAGAGAAAGCTCAAGAAATGCTTCATGACGTAATCGTTGAAAAAGCAAGAGGTATTCATGAGGAAATCGTAGGGGCACAAGACGCCGCTATCGAAAAAGAACTAGTTGACGAAACATCAGACGAATCAGTAGATGCAGTAGCAGAAGCACCAAAAGATAAAGAAGACAAGATGAAAGAATCATCTGAAGAGTCTGAAGATGATAAAGTTGAAGAAAAAATTGGTGGCGAAGGCGATCAAGAAGCTGATTTAAAATCAGATGTTGAGAAGGCTAAAGAGGCTATTGAAGCCAATGCAGAAGAAATTGAACAAGAAGAAACTAACGAAGCCGATGATGACATGGAAGACAAAGATGATGCCATGGGTGAGTTAGAAGCTCCAGAAGGCGATGCTGAAGGCAAAGCTGAAGAAATGGAAGATAAAATTGATGATTTAGAAGATTCATTAGAAGAGTTAAAAGCCGAGTTTGAAAAAATGATCGGTGGTGACTCAGATGATGACGAAGCATCAGATGATATGCCAGGTGAAGAAATGGCTGATGAGGCAACTGAAACAATACCACAATCAGTATTACCAGAAGGCAAAAAAGACAAAGACGACAAAATGGAAGAAGCGCCAAAAGATAAAGCTAAAGAAGATAAAATGGACGAAGCAACTTCAATGACACCAGTATCAACACCATCAAACAATGATGATGCTGATAATAAGTCATCGGTTGTAGCGGACAAAAACGACATGGGCGGTACAAGTGAAAATATCGTAAGCGGTAAAGAAGATACAAAACCATCTTCTCCAGCTGTAAAAGATATGAGCACAGGTAACGTAAATGTTGCAGGTAATAAAAAAGCACCAGCACCGAAGCCACACGCGGCACCAAAAGTAGCAAGTGAAAAGGCAAGTCCGGTAGTAGGTGGTTAATTACCATTTAACAGTTTAGCTTTTTATTGGAGACACACATTATGATGCAACCGTTATTAGAGACACTAACATTCGACCAAGCACATCTTCAAGTTTTAAATGAAGGTGAAGGTAAAGACCTACATATGAAAGGTATCTTTATCCAGGGCGGTGTTAAAAACCAAAATGAAAGAGTATATCCAGTTGAACAAATTGGAAGTGCTGTAGGATCAATCAAGAAAAGACTTGATTCAGGTCTATCAGTTTTGGGAGAAGCAGACCACCCCGAGTCACTCACAGTGAACTTAGAGAGGGTATCACATATGATCACAGATATGTGGATGGATGGTCCAAATGGAGTTGGAAAATTAAAGATTTTGCCAACACCCATGGGTAAGATTTGTGAAACTCTATTGAAGCATGGTACTAAACTTGGTGTATCATCAAGAGGTACTGGCAATGTCAATGAAGCAGGTAACGTATCAGACTTCGACATTGTGACAGTGGATATTGTGGCTCAACCGTCAGCACCAGATGCCTATCCAAAAGCAATCTATGAAGGCTTATGGAATATGAGAGGTGCTAACAAATTATATGGTAGAGCTCAGGATGCCATTAATGATAAAAAGGCTAACAAGTATCTCGCAGAAGAGATCGTTAAACTTATAAACGAGCTAAAAAGGTAAGGAGAATACCCAATGGCAACAGAAATAAAAGACATTTTTACAGGCGTTGAACTACCTGAAGAAGTACATTCACAGGTTAGTGAAGCTTGGGAATCAAAATTGTCAGAAGCCAGAGAGGACATTACTGCCGAATTGCGTGAAGAGTTTGCCCAAAGATACGAAAACGACAAAGCTCAGATCGTAGAAGCTATGGACAAAATGCTTACAGACAAGATTACTACTGAAATGAAAGAGTTTGCTGAAGATAAAGCGGCTTTAGTTTCAGAAAGAGTAGCATACAAAGAAAATGTAGCAAAGCATACAGCAATGCTAGAAAAATTTGTAAGTGAAATGCTTGTCAAAGAAGTAAAAGAGCTTCATGCAGATAGAGATGGCTTGAAAGAAAACTTTGCGAAGTTAGAAGATTTTGTTGTTAAACAATTAAGTAAAGAACTTAATGAGTTTAATGAAGATAAACAAGCTCTTGTAGATCATAAAGTTAAAATGGTAGCAGAAGGCAAGAAAATAATCGAAGATGCTAAATCTAGATTTATTTCTAAAGCGGCTGGTATCGTTGAAACAGCAATTGATAAAACTTTAAGATCAGAAATATCAGATCTAAAAGAAGATATCAAGGTTGCAAGAGAAAATAACTTCGGAAGAAAAGTATTTGAAGCTTTCGCAGGTGAATATATGTCTTCGCATTTAGCGGAAGACACAGAAATTCGTAAGTTACAAAGCGAACTTACTGATCAGCATAATGTCGCACAAAAGCTAGAAGACACTATCGCTGAAAAAGACGAAGCTTTAAAAGTAGCAGAAACTAAAATTAAGGTTGCTGAAGATAAAGTTAACAGAAGCAACGTTTTAAGTGAGTTAACTGCTCCACTTAATAAAGAGAAGCGTCAAATTATGTTAGAGTTACTAGAGTCTGTAAAGACTGAACACTTACAAAGACAGTTTTCAAAATATCTACCAGCTGTTCTTAAAGAAGAGAAAATAGCTGAAGATAAAACTGTTATTACGGAAGTTACAGGTGACAGAACCTCACCAGACACAGCAGACACACCAGTAAACACTGACATTATTAAAATTAAACAACTAGCAGGTCTAAGGAGTTAATATAATGACTGACAATACAATGATCACTGAAAATTGGAAAGACACAAAGTCAGCTCTTTGCGAAGGCTTAGAAGGTCAGAAAAAAGAGACTATGTCAGTAGTTCTTGAAAATGCTAAAAACTACTTGGCAGAGACGGCTACAGCAGGTGCGACAGGTGCCGGTAACGTAGCGGCTTTGAATAAAGTTATACTTCCAGTAATTAGACGTGTGATGCCTACAGTTATTGCGAACGAGATCATCGGTGTACAACCAATGACTGGTCCAGTAGGTCAAATTCACACATTAAGAGTAAGATATGCGGACTCAGCCGCTGGCGTAACAGCAGGTTCTGAGGCACTTTCACCATTTGAAATTGCAAGAGCATATTCAGGTAACGAAACAGAAAGTACACCAAAAGGTGATTCAACATCATCTAAAGAAGGTGTTCCAGGAAACAGAATGTCAATTCAAGTGTTAAAACAAACTGTTGAAGCGAAAACAAGAAAGCTATCAGCAAGATGGACATTTGAATCAGCACAAGATGCCAACGCAATGCACGGCATTGATGTTGAAGCAGAAATCATGGCGGCACTAGCACAAGAAATTACAGCTGAGATTGACCAAGAAATTATTGGTTCATTACAGGCTTTAGGTTCGAATGGTGGTACGGCAAGAGTAACATACGATCAAAACGCAACGAAAACTGGTAGACAACCAGCATTCGTAGGTGATGAACACGCGGCTTTGGCTGTTTTAATTAACAGAGAAGCTAACTTGATTGCACAAAGAACAAGAAGAGGCGCGGCAAACTATGCTGTTATGTCTCCTTTTGCTCTTACAATTCTTCAATCAGCTACAACTTCAGCGTTCGCAAGAACAACTGAAGGTACTTTTGAAGCTCCAACTAACACAAAATTTGTTGGTACACTTAACGGTGCAATGAGAGTATACGTGAACTCATACGCAGGTGACTCAGAAAATATCTTAATTGGATATAAAGGTCCAGGTGAAGTAGATGCACCAGCATTTTACTGCCCGTACATTCCATTAATGTCATCAGGCGTTGTAATTGATCCAGCTACTTTTGAGCCAGTAGTTTCTTTCATGACTAGATACGGTTATGTAGAGTTAACA